TATTTGCGACAAGTTTTTGCTTTCCAAATCATCACAATAAGCATCCAATGACTGAATATAACTCCATAATTCAGGATTATCAACATATACTTTTTGCATATCTTCAAGCGAAGCATTTGGAAAGTAGTCTTTAATAATTGGTCTTTTAATTTCTTTCATAATATTCCCGTTATTTTATTTTATAAAGTTAACACTATTTTACAATTTATCAACCTTTTTGGGTAAAATTAATAGTGTTAAAAATGGTTATTATAACTCAAAATAAGTTTTAATCAATTCAATGTGGTCGGAAAGGAATTGGTCACGGATAGCGGCGGTGGGGAAGGACAGAAAGTGATAAGTTTCGTTAAAAATATCTTTATGTAACTTATTTCCGTATCTTCTTATCACAAACTTATCATCTTCTGTATTCCAATCAGCCACCCAATCCCCGTTAACGTGTTTCATTAACTGACTAAGTTGTGGTTTTGCCCATGTGGATAGTGCTTGTTGTTCGGTGGCGTGTAATGCCCTATTGCTGTCAAAATCCGTACTTACACCATCAATTGGTAATACTTGACAACTTGTGTTTACATACCACCCACTTATTTCACGCAAATCTTCCCACTTCCCAACCTTTTTCACCCCAAGTTCAGGAAAGTTAGCCAACAGCATCTTGTCCAAACTTTCGTTTTTACCGTACATTTCTTGCGCTTGTTCAAGCGTTAATTTGATTTTTCGACTTGTTTTCATTTTTTGCAATTATAAAATGTAGTCGTCAATATTACCAAGTGATTTTAATCCTTCAAGCAACTCTTCCGGGAGAGCCTTCACTGCCTCATTTACAGGCATAGCAGGCTTATGAGGCTCTGTTCCTTCGGCCCTAGGACGACCTGTTGGTTTCACTTTTTCCTTCTTCGCAAAAGGATTCAACTTAGTAAGGGCTTCCTTCCAGTTCATAGGTCTCCTCTCTCATTCGGCTGAAGGTTGGGTTACTCATGCAGAGATAACGTACACAGTCGGCTCCATGGGTCTCCCTGTCCTTTGACTTCTCCTTGGGGTCCTTTTCGTCAGCAGTCTTACCAATCCAGTCTTCATACTGGTGGTTTCTAATCGAGCTGATTGTCCTTGGAACCCTCTTTTTGTGGAAGAAAAGTTAAGGGAAAAGTATCTTTTAGAAGAAGACGAGGTTGCGTCAAAGCACAAACGTGTTAGGTTAGATAGAGCGGACAGGATATTTAACAAGGCCGAAAAAAAGGGAGACTTGCGTACCGCCCTTCAAGCAAACCGTGATGCACAAGAGATGGTGGAAGGAAAACAACACGGTGGTGGAGATTTAAGTCTCACATTCAATCAGTACAACGGTCTGTCTGACGACGAGATTAAAGAAAGAATGAAAGAAGTCACAGCGAAATTATCACGTATCACTATTGACGCACCTAAAGGAGCTACCGATGGACCCAGTGGGAAATCAGAAGAAGATATCATCCAACCAGATGAACGAGAGAAGGCAGAAATTGATTGATGGCGGTGGTACGAACAAAGGCCGTCAGTTTAATCACAAATCTTTGACTCGTGAAGGAAAGTTCCAGCGTGATTGGTCAGGGACGACTAAGGGTCGCACGAAGCACACTTTTGGTAAAGACTGATGGCTGCATTAGAACAAAAGTTTGAGATGAGGGGTGAGCCAGAGGCCACACCTATACAACAGACACAAGAGCCTGTAACGGCCCCCTCATCTTCTATCCAGATAGCGTTAGATGAAGATTTACAGACTACTCTAGTAGAAGTAATCTCCGATGACTTCCGCCAAGCCCAAGAAGACCGTAATGAAAGAGACTACGGAATCACAGACAAGGGTGAGGGACTCAGGTTCGACGACTGGTTCAAGCGGATGAATGAACTCTACTCTGGTTATCGCATTCCTAAGACTATTCCTTGGAAGTTCTGCTCGAATCGTTCACTCCGTATCGGAACCTCTATCCTAGACATGCTTCACTCTCGTCTCTACCCAGCAGTCTGGAATGAAGACTTATGCCGCTGGCGTCCAGGTACATTCGTGGACGTACCCAAAGCTGAACGAGTCTCCAAGTTCATGGACTGGTGGGTACGTGTTTGGGCGCCACTTCGCTCCTTCTACGACCAGTGGGTGAAATATGTTGCAGGATTCGGGGACGCACTGGTCGAGACCACTTGGGAAGTTGAAGAAATCATGACTTCCGAGCAGATTGAAGTCCCAGTCATGGATGAGATGGAGCAGCCTCTCACCAATCCAGACGGCACACCTGCGGTACTTAAACAACCTCGTATAAACCGTGTGGAGAAGTCGAAGTCTCGTTTCATCACTAAAGATAATGTCTACTTCACCAAGGGTGCGAAGGATATTCAGAGAGACTCCTTCTGCATCAAAGAGACCTATCTGTTCAAACAGTTAGAAGACATGGAACGCCGTGGTATCTGTATGAACGTGACCGAGAAGTTAGAACCTCTCTTAGTCGTTCCTGAACCTTCAGGAAACCTAGACGATAAGGAGAAATCTAGACTCCGCAGAATCAAGCTCCGAAACATGCCAATCGAAGTAATCCGTTGGTACGGTCATTATGACGTAGATGGAGTAGGAATGGACGAATCCGTCCGCATGATTATTTCCGAGGAACACAAAGTATATCTGGGCGGTGTCCGTATGCGAGACATAACTAAGAGTGGGCGTCGCCCAGTAGACTTTACTAAGTATGACTCCTACCTCCAACGTCCTGAAGAACTAGATGGTGAGGGAGTCCTACACAAAGTATTCGAGTTAGCCAACGAGATGGATGCCATCTTTAACCAGATGACTGATGCTCACACTCTTGCCGTTCTCCGGCCATTCTTCTACGACCCATCAGGAGACCTAGACGCTGCCGCAATAACCCTCGGACCTAATAAGGGTATTCCAGTCACAGACCCCCAGAAGAATGTCTACTTTCCAGACTTCGCTATCCCAACAGAAAGGCTCATCAATGCAATCGGTCTGGTACAGCAGTTCATCGAACGCCTTACCGCAGCAAGTGAGTATGTCATGGGCAGAGAGTCTGGTATTGTTGGAGGCTCTGGAACAGCTACAAGAACTAACGCCATTATCCAATCAGCAGAAATCCGTTTTACACTCCCTTCAGAGCGTCTTAGAGCTGGAGCTGCCAGAATCCTAGAACAGCATCTAGACTTGATTCAGCTCAACATCCCACAAGGCTTCGAGCAGAGAGTCTTGGGTGAGAAGGGAGACCAGTTATTTCTAGCAGGTGAGCTGACGTCTATGGGTCTATCAGGTGAGTACTCTGCCTATCTCCTTCCTGACCCAAGCATGGGAAGTAAGCAGACCGAACGAGACATGATGGGGCAGATTTACTCCATCCTCAGCATGAATCCTATCGTCATGTCTGACCCTCAGAAACTCTATATGCTTACCTACGATTACCTGAAGGGTCTTGGTAAGGACGAGGCTTACATCGTCCGTTGGTTAGGCCCTGCTCCGACACCTGACATGGTGGATGACCCTCTGGAAGAAAACACCCTCATGCTTCGTGGAGAGTTTTCCAAGGTCGTCCCTCAAATCCAGGAAAACCACCTAGACCACATCCGCCAACACATGGATTTGCAGAAGTCGCCTAACTTCCAAGCACTCATGCAGACCGCTCCTGAGTTGACAACACAAATAACCGAGTATAATCAATTACACGTACAGCAACACATGGAAATGCTCGCCACAATAATGGCGATGGCTCAAAAAGGAGCGGGAGGCTCAAGTGGACAAAGCTCAGGAACTGGACAGGGAACAAATAAGCCTCCTTCGGGCGATGCTGGAGTCGGAGGCAATGAGAACGTGTCAGGTCCTATGGGCGAGGCACTCGATTCTAAAAGAGCAGGAGAAAGCGGACAGCCTCCGCAAGCATGATTTTGACCGAGCACTATATTTACAGGGTGTGTTGGACGGAATGAAAGTGAAGGATTCAATAGTAAAGAATGCCGTCTCTAAGAAATCAGTCGAAGAGACCCCGTTATATTAACCGGAGGAAGTATGGCTAAGAAAAAGCAGGAAGAAGTGGCGGTGGTTGAGACAGTAGACCCTGAGAAAGAGGTCTCTGTAGATATTGGTGAGAATAGTGAGGTCATCAAGCCTGAAGTAAAGAAGGTCGATGAGCCTAAGTATGTTACTGCAGAACAACTGCAGGAGACTCAGCGTAAGTCTCAGGCGGCCTTCTTCGCAGAACAGCGCAAGATTCAGGCGATGCTTGAGAGGCTTGAGACTGGACTTAAGCCCAAGGAAGTAGTCCCAGCTACTCCCGCTAACGAGTGGGATGAGAAAGTCCAGAAGAACTGGAAGGGTACGGTAGAGGAATTAGCAGATGCTAGGGCTGAAGCTAAGTTTAAACAGCTTAGGGACGCTGAACGTGCCGAAGAGCAGGCCGAACGTCAGAGAAACGAGACTACAGAACTCTTGAATAAGAACAAGATTGCCGTCATGCAACGCCACCCTGAACTAGACGACCCGACATCTGATAAGGCTCAGACCTTTCAACAGGTTATCCAGAGGAATCCCAGTTACCTGGTGAATCCTTATGGCCCAGTCCTTGCCATGCGAGACATGGAGGATGAGCTTCGCTCCAAAGGTATCGTGATAGATGAACCTACCAAGAAGATAGTTGATACTGAGATTAACCGTAGAGCACGTACTAGCGGTTCAGCCGTACCAAACGGAAACGGAACCGCCTCAGCCAATAAGATAGTCTTGAGCAAGGAAGAACGCCAATACTGTGATGACCATAAAATCAAGTATGAGTCCTTCGCTCAGACCAAACACAAACTATCCACCTCTAGGGAGATTGAAGCATGAAGCCCGAATCTAAAGTAGCACTCAAAGATGAAGTGAAACAAGCTCCTCATACACTTATCGCCGCCAACAAGGAAGATGTCTACATCGCCCAACTTGCTGCTTCTCAGCCAAACACACTGGAAGAAGCAGAGGATAGAGATATTGTAGTCAAAGAAGGCACTCATCGTTTGACTCTTCCTATGGAAGTCCAAGCGGTTTTCAAGAAGAGCAGGCCGAACGTCAGAGAAACGAGACTACAGAACTCTTGAATAAGAACAAGATTGCCGTCATGCAACGCCACCCTGAACTAGACGACCCGACATCTGATAAGGCTCAGACCTTTC